AACCTAGAGCAAAACAAAACACACCGAAGCGGAGTAAAGCGGAGTAAACTGCCGCAGCCTCTGGGCATTACAACAGTTACATTTACTCCACTTCGATTTGGAAGTAAAGTAAAGTAAAGTATTTTTCATAGGTTTTTGTATAAGCTGAGTTTTATCGGATGTGTGTCGCTTTTTAGCCGGATAATGGAGGTGAGTTATCGGACGGGATAAAGGATTGTAACGAATGGGCCAATGATAATGAATACGCCGATGCTAGAGCCTCGGCTGATTGTATTGATCACGCCATCTTTAACGCGGCCTTGAGGCCGAGCCAAAGCACGCCGCAAAGACCCACTACTGCGATCCCGACAGCCGCTAAAATGGCCTTGCCTCGGATAGATTCTGCGGTGTGTCGCCAATCACGTAGGTATGAGAGGTCACGTTGAACGGCCAAAGGATGATCCGTATCAAAGCCGAGGCCGGTGAGAGTCTCCTACGGCCTCTTTCATTAGGTCTTTGATTTCGGATTTGGTGAGTGTGATTTTCTTCTCTTCCATGCTATATTATAGGCTCACACTGTGAAAATAGCATAGGCGTCCTCGGCCGACGTGGGTGAGTCCACTCTCAGAATCGTCTCAGTGACTCCAGATAGAGTCAATGAAGTGTTGGTTCTGACCTCGATGGTGTCCCCGGCTGTCACCCCGGCCAACGTCCCGGTTGTTTGGTTCGCCAGGATCACGTTGCCCCAGGTGCCGCCGTTGATCCGAGCCTGGATGAAGCCGGTGGTATTGGCGTGGCCTATGGTGAAGCCATAAGAGCCGGTATCTGGTGCGGTCCAGGCGTTTGAGACAACCTGATTTGCCAGAGCGCCGAAGTTGAAATCACCGCTCAATTCGGCCGAGGTTGTGATGAAATTGTAATCTAATGCATACCTGGCCTCATAGGTCACTGAACTGTAGACGTGGCGTGTCCTGACGGCTATTTGTAACATCGTTGGGATGACCCCGTTTGTGTACCGCAAGATGGTGGTCCTGAACGCGTGGTCTGCGGCCGTGCTTTGCCAGCCGGTGGAGAATAATAGAGTGGGCGTGCCCAGAGGGTCGTTGGTGACTTCCAAGGCATACTCCGTCGTATTGTTGGCCGGAAAGTCCCCGTTGATGGTTGAGGCGTCTGTGTGGTTCTGAGACACCTCATCGTATATACGGAAATCCCGCCGCGTCCAACCGACATCAAAGCCTTTGTCATCCTCGGTGGCTCCGTGTGAGGCGTCCATCGAGATTGGTGAAGGATTCCAGTCAGTACCGTTGACGTTCAAGAATGTAGGACAATACGGCCGTCGCTCTCGGTTGTCCATCGTGAGGGCAATTTGCGTCAGGCCTGCGTCACCCTCTGAAACTATATTGCCGTGAATATCAAACGGCAGCAATCGGATATGGATATTGTAAGTGGTGTTGAAAGACGTAGTTGTCAAGGAGCCCCCCGACATTATCAAATAGACCGGGGCCGTTGCGAGGTGGAAGTGTTGGGCTGAGTCTAATAGCCCTCTATAGCAACCGGTGAGCCGCAAACCACCGGTGATAGCCGTTGCGCCCGTACACCCCACAAACTCATCATTTATTAGGAACAAATTGGTCAAGTCATTCCCGACGTTGAGGGCCGTGGTCTCAAGAATCTCGCTGACGTTCATGCCGGTGAGTACATCAATTGTGCCGTCGTCGTGATCAATAAAAGAATCAAGAGTGCCGACAAACATCATCCCGGCCGTGTCACCCGCGTCGAACATATTACCGGATGGCGTGCCGCTTGAATTACGTTGGCGGATTCTGAAGCCTGTTTCCGCACGTCCCTGGGACACGCCCGAGCACCACACCCGGCCTTCAGACGGCAAGGAGTCACGCCGTGAGATGGCGTATGGAGCCTCAAATGCGATCTGCTCATCTGATGGGAATGGAATGAGATTCTTGTCAGGAGCCACCCACAGTGAAGCATCAGGATCGGCGAATGAAGCCGCCCGCCAGGAGAAAATGTCTTGAACCGCATCCACTATGATATCTGGTGTATCCTTATTACCCACGTCAATACGTACAATCCGCATAGCCAAGTCAGTAATGACCACGCCCTCGATGGTGTAGCTGAGCAGAAAAACCTCACCTTCATAGGCGTCCCAGAAATCCCGGTTGACTTTGAACCGGCCTTTTGATAATGGGTATGAGCTTGAACGCAACTCACGCCACGCAATCTTATTCGCCAGGGTATCATCCTTCACACCCTCAAAGGTCCACACGACAGGCACCACCCGATTTTGGATGCGCATATTCGCACCATCCTGGGCTGGCGCGTAGCTGATGCCATAAGCATTTGCCCGGCGCTTGTAATTGATCTTCACGCTGTTGACGGTTTGGTCCCAGGCCGCTCTTGAGAAGTCGATGACCTCAAGGACGTTATCGTTGTCGGCTGTGCGGAGTCCGACTGTGCTGTAACCGTCACGCGCAAGAACCACTCGCCATTGGCCGGTCTGTGGGTCGATCCTGAACCGGCCGTCAATTTGCCTCTCGATCATTTTGATGAGGTCAGTGATCTTTCGTTGAGAGTTGAGGGTGAAAGAGATTCCGTTGCCTTCATCGTACAAGGTCTCAGCCACGGCTCGGAATTCAGTCTCATTAATATCGGTGCTTGGGTAACCATAGCCGATTTCGGTACTGGTCAATAATTCATACATCATCTCCATTGGGTTACAATCGGCCGAGTTGACTATGGGGTGGGCAGAGCCCAGGCCGGTGGGAAGCCGTTCAACCTCGAATGACCACGGCTTAATTTGTTTCGTCTCACCAATGTATCCGTTTTCAAAACCCCATAGCATTCACCCCGATATGCCGGTGCTAATGGTTGGTGTGTGAAAAGATATGGGTTGATAGATTGCGTTTTCGATCCAGTGTAGAATGCGAAAGTGCCCTTCAAGTCAGGCTGGCTGATGATGATGTCGCCATCGGTGGTTTGATTCCCGGACCAGACCAACTCATCACCAACCCAAATCTTGCGGAGCGCCGCCGGTCCCAAACAAATGCCTAATTGAAAACCGACGTAGTAAGCATGGCCGACAGTGATTGTCTCAGAAGAGAAAACACCCGTCTTGATTTTCTCCTCGATGGGATACGCGCGCAAATCGCCGTACCATAGAACATTGGGCCCCGCTATTTTATCGGTGCCCCAGTTCAAGGCAATCATGCGGCCCTCGGTGGCTGTTGGGAAATTGAATTGATCCAAGGTGGCGGCCTTGGCGTCCTCCATATCCAAATCCGGACGAAGTAATTCACCCACGGCGAACGTGACCACCCACATTATTATCATGAACCAAAACATATTAGACCCCTGTTGCAAAGATGTTTTTCGTCGGCACATAAGGGTGGCCGCCGTAGTTGATTCGATTGGCGAATTTGCTATTACAAATACCGATGTTGCGGGCACACCCGGCGAAAACGTCAAGAGTCACCCCCACCACATCAGCGTAAAACGGCAACGACAAAATACACTCGTCAACGCTCTGGGTCAGAATGAGTCGATAATCCAGAATACCATAAGAGGCAAAGCCGCCAGTGGCCCACCCATCACCCTTGGCCGCGTTCAGACCTTGAACCGTGATGACGTTTCCGACAACACTTGTAATTAGACCCGTGTGCTTGAAAGAGCCGGATGAGACTTTACAATCAGCATCGTACAAAACATTATTGCATGCAGCCTGGTATGTCCGCTGTGGTATTTCCTTATCAAATGCCTCGCTCACAGGCACAACGGACAGTATAGACTCCGACATGTCTTTGGTGAAGGCCACGGATCGAACCACGCCCTTGTAAACCACCCGAACATCGGTGTCATCCGCTCGATGAAAACTAAATACAGTCAACGTTCCAAGTTGCCCAGGAGCAATGGTTGTGAATTGCTTTGAGAAGTCGTGGTCACCCGGCAAGGTGATTGTTAAGTGTTCCTGGCCGGTTGCGATCCGGCCCCGGCTGACGATTGTTTTGAAATAATCATCGCCGCTGTAGGTGAGAACCGCGGCAATGTCGTCGTGCATTCTATAGATGTCCGAGCCGATGGCCAAGGAATACAACTCAATCCGGCTCCCATTCTCCAGGGATGTTTCAAGTGCATCAAACGTCATCTTCAGTTACCTCAAGGGTGGGCACCGTGCAATAGGCCACGCCGTTTGCGGTGATATGGTTGATCACTATGTCGTCCGTATCAAACCGAGCCTTTTCAATAAACTCGCACCGCTCTATATCTGCCGGCTCTATATTATAAGGCCAAACCGTGTCAACAGTCAATTGTTCTTCTGATAGACTGACCTCTGAACTGTTTTGAATTGTCCGAGTCAAGATGGTTCCATCCTTGAGGTGCATACGAAAAACCTGCCGCGGCCATCGGTCGTTTACGTTATTGGTGTAACCGATATTGTCCATCGTGAATACGCTGTTGGAGACTATCAGCGTGGTGTTGGGCACCAAATCCTTACTGAACGTCGGAATGTAGAATGAGACTTGGCGGCCCCTCAAGAAATGCAGCATCTGCCGTAATTCCCACGCTGCCTGGCGTGTGTTCGTCTTGAAGCCTTTTCGACTGTGCCGGAGTGCTCGTGTCTGGAGGGCAAATTGGGTTCGATCCCCATATGAATTATCCAACACGTACACCTTTGTTCTAAGCGCCTCTTGAATTTGACTGCCTGGTAGATAATTGGGGTCATCAAAGAATGTCTTGCTGTTGTAGGTACTGAAGGCCGAGTCGTCAGCAATATCGTTGGGTGTGGGGTCAATATGGAAATTGACGTTGAGTGTTTGGTCGTTATAAACTGCCTTAGACATAGGCGTTTGCGGAGCCGCAAAACCCGTCATGAGAGGCATCACCTGCGTATTCACCACGTGAGCCGTCGCCAGGCCCGATTCAAAGGTGATTGTGGTGGCCGTGAGTGAGTCGATTTTAAGTGCGTCAAGATTATATTTGTCTGTGAACACAACCGCATAGCCGCCCACATAGAAATTGCTGTACGCCGTAGTACCTACGTTGATTGTCAAATCGTCAATAGCACCGGCCGATGTTAAGTAGGCCGGTTCATGCCAGGCTGGAACAGCTAGTAATTTTGCTTGCCGATCAAACAGAATAGTCTCGGCCTGTTTCCGATCCTCTTTGATTCGGAACTCAAACACTCCTCTTGGCACCGCTCTATTTGCGATCCGCTGCTCACCGGCGCTTGTGGCCGGTAGAATCTTGGTTTGCCAAATGAGGTGCTCTTTCAACGGGGCCTCGGGCCGAATAGGAAAGAGGACAATGCGTGATCCGATGATGTAGACGGTGTACGTCTCACCGGTGGATAGAGTAAAACCATAATCACCATCAATCACTAAATCACCCTGCTGTAATACCTTGATGGTGAACGACAGGCCGTCTTGAGAGGCAATATTGAACGGCGCAGTTGGTACACCAACCACTGTGAAACCAACCCCGAGATTGTCGGTGATGGAAGCCACGGTGATGGGCTCCTGCCGATCCGCATTATATAATTCGCATTGAATCGTCTGCTCTGTGACCAGGTTGCCTACGTCCTGAACTATACGCGGCAACAGATGCGCAATTTCAAACCAGGGTGTCTCGATGTTGTCAACGATACCAGCGCCATTGAATTGATTCTCATCAGCAGCCGCCGGCTCATTTTGTTCGTGATCCCCGTCACCGATTGGGGTGTCCATAATCCGGGGCACCATAATGGACCAATCTTTGTTAGCACCGTTATTACATCCTGGGTCCCAACCTGGTTGAATAGGCGTCAACGGCAAGGCCTGTAAACTACCCATGTGGAAAAAGTTTGAGACCGAGGGCACCACTATAATTCCGCCCACACCTGATAGAGTGGTGGCGCCCTGGTGGACTGTGATCCTGGGGAGAATGATCATACTGCCCTCACCCGACAGAGTGGCTTCAATCGAAGTAGGGCCGGATGGTAGGTCTATTGTTGGATGATCCCCGCTTGCGTAGCTGGGTGAATTGTTCTCGGTGAGATTGGTGCCGCCCACCTCGGTGGTATTGTCGTCAAACAGTGTCCAATAGTCTAATAGGTTGCCGGCGTCTACGTCTTGCGGGTTGGTGCCGCCCGCCAATAAGATTGCGTTGGCATCGCTCACGGCCGAGCCATAAAAAGCCACCTCGGCAATATTGCCAGCAAAATGAAGACTGGGGCTGCTACGAAAGCGAGCGCCTATGGAAACATAATTATTGCTTTGTGCTGATTGGCCGCCCACGTTGGTTCCCTTGGAGGCCCCATCCAACAATACACGTCGGTCATTGATACCAGCGAACACTACCAAGCCATGGTGCCAGGTATCGTTTTGAGGAAACGGTGATACAGAATAGGCCAATTGCCAAGAGGAGAGATAACTGGCCGCCGCAATGGGATCGTTCGCCGCGTCCGACCGAAGCTGTGCTGTATTTTGGCTGTTGGAAGTCCCGCTGTCGTTGGAGACAATAGCCTTGACACCCTGATCCACATCGGCCGTCTTGAACCAAAAAGACATTGAGAATGGATAAGCCGCTTTGGGCGTGGCCACATCCAAAAATTGATTTGTCCCATTGAGAATAACAGACATAAATTACCTCAATCCAAATCACAAATGCAATCGCCCGCGTCAAACTGAAGTATGGTGCCGGTGATAACTTCAACATCACTCAACGACAATTCGGCGAATGAGACTGTTGCAATAAGATTGCCCGAGGTCAAGGCGTCGAAAAATGCAATGTGAGTGACGGTCCCTTGACTGCCGGTTGCTTGATCAAAAGTGATATCGTTATCATTGCTGACTTCCTGGGCATCAACTCCAACCGACGTCAGAGTCCAAGCACCAAAAGCCTCACGCGCGTAGCCATTCCCAGTTATCTCGGTGAATGAACTCTCGGTGGCCGCCGTACCATAGGCCACATAAATAGTCTTGGTGGTGAATAGATAATCCAGCAAAAAGTTTTCACAGTAATTAGAGAAGCTCATTATGTCACCTTTTTATAAATGATGCCTGCATTTCGGCTCTCTTGATTATCTCCGCCAATGTTGGACTTGCGGACCATAGGAAAAGCCATCCAAGTATCCGAGCCAACCGTCAACGCCTGAGCCGCATCAATTCCGTGAAGGTGGATGTGACCGACGTGGGGCATCACCCCAAGTAAATACCAACCATGATCGCCAGTTCCTCGGCCGTCATAATAGAACAACTCCATTGGAATTATGGGGATGAAGCCGTTGGCCAGATCAGGCAAGAATCGACCAAACTGCGCCAAGGCAGGACCACCCCGACAACCACCGCCAATGCGGACACGAGGGTTGCCGGCCCGATCCAATCTGACTTCACTATCAGATAGAAGACGGCTGACGGCATGACCCCACTTGCTGGCTGAGTCCTGAAGAAACAAACCCTCAACATGAAGAGTGCCGCCCGCGTCATTATTATTGGTGCCGTAGTATGTTTGCTCCTGATACAAGAGATTGTCCATCAAGACGGTATGGGCAGTGCTATCAGGAGTGTCGTATACATTGAAAGGCGAGGAGCCGCCCCAATGCCATAGATGGCCCGCACACCAAGCGCCGCCGGTCCATGTCCCGGTCTTATTGATATAGCCAAATCCAAAATGGCGATAAAGCCCAGGGGAGAATTCGAGCACGATGTATATGACATACGGACTGGTGTGCGCAAAGAAATGATAGGCTGTGAATGGTCCGGCCCCGGTCCTGCTGACTTGTCGGCCACGGTCGATGTTGGTGGGAAGATCACTGCTCCCATTGCCGGAATCATTGGCTTGGAGCCACGGTGTTTCGGCCGATCTGCCCGAATAGCCGAGCGCCTGATACATGGCAATAGTGTTCACATTGTCCCAATGAAATGAGACGTAGATGTTGTTGGCCGATCTGCTCAACGATAAATGCCGATTGGTGCCGTTGTGATATTCGGTTGTGAAGCCGTTGGCCGCCGCAAACGTATTGAGCTTGCTCATGAGGTCCGTGTGGTCGGTGGCCGAGCCTGTTTCATAAGCCATATCAATTCTCCCTCATCGCAAAGAAGTAATTGCGGTTGGACTTGGTGCAATTCTGGAAGCACCTATACGCTGCCCCATTCACCCAAATCTGATCCTCTGCATTGACGTCCCCATCGGGATTGATGGCGAAAATGCCGTTCAAATTCCCATACAATTGAATTATACCGTCAACCGTAGATAAGACACAGGGCACTAATATAAATTCATCATTGACCCTTCTCAACTCATCCAGTCCGGCTGAAATAGTGAGTTGTTCTTTGAACATTTCCCGCCAATTATAATTACTCGGGCTGTACCAATTATTCGGCGCGGCATTCACAGGATATGAGGTGCCCCCGGATGGCGAAATATTGATGGCCTCACCGTATACATATGACGGGTTGCCGCTGGATTCCTCCCAGTTAGCTATTTGATATAGATTGCCGTCAGACCACCGCAACCAACCCGGTCCTGGGTACGTGCTTGAGCCGATGGCTTTGGCTCCTGGATTGTTCATACCGGCGAAATCAACACCGCCGTAGGTGTAGGGATGCTCTTGTGTGAGACAGCCCAGGATCACTTGTGGGTATCCCCATTCGGCGTCCGTCAAGAATGTATCGGGTGCCCCGAGGTACATATTGGGATAAACTGATGCCACCTTGAACATCCCGGCGACACGTTCATCCTGGACGCTGATCCAATAATTAATGGTGGCCGGACTGCTTCCACCTGACAATGGGAGATACGTGCCCTTGGTGGCTGTGGCCGCTGACGATCCTGGATGTTGATCCCAAGGTATGGAGACGGAGTTGAAGCCGGTGAAGCCGGTGCATTGAAGTGTGTAGGCGTCCTCAGGTATCGTATCCTTATGAGCACGCCAACCGATGTATTGGTCTGATGTGGTGTTGTGGATCATGAGAGACTTCCATTCCTCAACGGAGTCATCCCAGGTCACCGTCAAGGTGAGGCCCGAGCCAGTGCCCCCGGATGTGGCGGCCGGATTGCCTGGTGTGGTGACATAGTCCCCGGCCGAATATACCGACACAGCCGTAGGCACACCACCCGATTCTGAATCAATATTCACCACAGTGGCCTCGGTGAATGATCCCCCAACCACCGTGACTTTGTCGTCCTCGGTGTAGCCGGTCCCCGCCACGCTGATGATAGCCGCTGTTGCCTCTTCAGATACGTAATTGACTTTGGTCTCCCAGGCTGTATCCGTATAGGTGAGATTAAACTCGGCCCCCACGCCCGACCCAGACGTGGTGTTCTGGGCAACAGGGTTTGTGGCCTGTGTGGTGTAAACCCCGGCGTCAGCAATATGACAGGCAGTGATGATTCCGGTGCCTGCGGTGAACGTAAAATCAATTGTACAGCCGGTCCCGGCCCCATCTGAAGTGGTGACTACTGGATTGGTGGGTTGAGCTGAGGCAACACCCGGATTTTTGATGAGAATAGTAGCCACAGCCGATCCCGACAGGGTCAATACCTCAAGCTCAGGAGCCACGGTATAAGTGCCGGTGGTCGGCACCAGTGAGTCGCCAATACCATAGCCGGTGCCCCCGGTGTTGACGGCCGCCACAGTGATGTAATCCCCGCTGGTGGCGCCTCTCACCATCAATTCCGGTTCATGATTCTTGGTACCCCCGGCTAGTGAGATTGTATCGCCAAGTGCGTATCCGGTGCCGCCGTCTTGAACAGTGACGGCTGAGACGTGATCATCCTGGACCAACTTATTGAGGATGGTCAGCATGTCGTGATAATCGGTGGCTGTGCCCTTGAAGAATGCCATTGTTAATATGCTCCTCTTGATATTTTGCCGTTGGTCTCAACAATAATCCGCTCACCCTCGGTGCTGGCCATCGCAGCCAAAGCCTCTTCTTTGCTGGACACCAAAATCACAGTCACCGGAGTGGGGCCCCTGCCGCCGCCCTTTTCGCCGACAGCCTTGGCAATCTTTTCATTGGGGATAATTTGCCCAGGAACAGACGGTGCGAATAGTTCAACACCCTCTTCACCAACGGGGTATATGGTGCCGGGGGCAACGTCGCCGCCATCGGCTTTCCCGCCACCAAGACTACCAGCACCAGGAGCGCCGCCGCCGCTAAAGGCTTCAAGGGCCTTGACAATGAGCAACTTAATAATAAGCCGCGTCAAGTCCGCCAACATGCTATCGACCATGGCGCTGAAATCAATCTTGCCCGTCTTGACGAAATCAACCAAGGCATCTTCAGCCGAGTTGAAGGCATTGACCATGGCTGTCTCAACTGAAGTCGCCAGGTCCGTCACCTGATCGCCAATTGCATTAAGGCCCCGTTGCCAACCCGCTGAGATAGTGGTCTGAGACTCAAGCGCCTGATCCTGAAGCAGTTTGTATGCCTCGGCCGCTTGTTCCAGTGATATGTTACCCGCGTCAATTTGCCGGTTCAACTCTTCCTGAGCAGCCGCTAAATCAACCTCAGTGCCCCTCAGCTCATCCACAGCAGCAGAGACCTGTTGAACAGTTTGAAGCCGTCTCAATTCTTGCTCTATTAGTACCAACTCACCCTCACCGAGCACAGCGGCCTCTTCAGCCAATTTGTTCTCAATTTTCTTCAGGTTGTTGGCAATTTCCCTTTCAGCACTAGACATCCTCAACAGATCAATCTCTTCTCGGAGTCTATTCAAGACACCTTGCAAAGCTGGCGACTGATCCGGTGGCGTGGG